GTTTGTAGTGGAATTCCAAGTCTTAACTCTTGCAGTTGTTCCACTAATAGATCCTGTAACAACTTCATTAAATTTAAACGTTCCTGTAGATGTAAGATCAGGATCTGCGATAGTAATAGTAGGAAGACTGGTATAACCAGTACCAGAGTTGCTAAAGTATATCGCTGAGATGGTCCCTGTTGCGCTTACAACAGCGGTGGCGGCAGCAGACACCGTAGAGACACCAGTGAAGGTAATTGTTGGGTTTGCAGTGTATCCAGCACCGGCATTTGTAATGGTGGCAAGACCAACAATTCCAGTATTGACTACTGCAGTTGCAGCTGCCCCTGCCCCGTTTCCACCACCATAGAATTGTACATGTGGTGGATTTGTAGTAGCATATCCAGCACCCGGATCAATAAGGAGAATTTCTTGAACAACACCAAGTTTTGGATTTGCAATCGTATTTGAGCAAGCAGCAATTCCTCTGAGAAGACCTGCTGTAGCAATACCAATTCTTCCTCCAGCTGGAGCAGATGATATAGCAACTCTTGGCGGACTAATATAAGAACTACCTCGATCAGATATTACAAATTTTTGAATGCCATGATCAAACAATGATATGGTTGCTTCTGCTGTAACTCCAGTTCCAACCAATGTTAGAGTTTGAGATGGTCCAACTAATGTAGGAATTCCATCTTCATTAATTCCTGTTGCTTCATCACCAATAAGAACATCATCTATACCATCAACACCTGTATCAATGAGTTCATCACCAAGACGGAAGAGTTCACATCTCAGTTCATAAACATAATTTTTTTGTAACTGATAGAAAGGTTTTTCATGCTCAACATATTTAATTTCAAATAGACGATCTCCAAGAGGAAAGTAAATTAAATCACCTTCTTTGGGGCGAGATGATAATTTAATATTTTGCTCGTTCTTTATCAGAGGTGTAATATAAGTTTCAAATCTCTCTTTTGAAATAATTAAAGTAATTTCATTTGTTGCTTGAATACCAAATTTAGAAAGTAAAGTGGGATTATCGCCATACCCATCAAAACTTTCTACATATGCTTCAATAGGATATGCGTCATCAAAAGTTGATTGTACAACTTCTCTGATTATAGAATTTTCTGTAACATATTTTCTAGGTAGATAATGAACTTCAACCCCATACATCTTCAACTGTTCGTTGATTAGATCTTGGAGGAGGTTCTGCTCTGTCCTCGCACCTTGTTGAAAGAATGGGTTAAGCATAATATTAACCTATGAAGTCCAGTGGCGGAAGTTCATATGTGTTGGACATTTGCTCTCTAATAATTTCTAGATCCCTTTGAGCATCATCGTAAATTTGTCTTCCGTTTAATTCAATTCCACCTGGTAGTTTTACTCCTTGGAATTTGATTAAATTTTGACCCCACTGTCTCTTCATTAATGCAGTAGCATATCTCTTAAGGAAAGAGTCATTATAAACTCTAGTAAAATCGTCTGGATTAATAAGTCTATAGCAATCAATTACTAAGAAGTCATCAACCGCTACATCAGCAAAATCGATATCCAAATATAAACGATTCTGTCTTTGATTAAATCTAATTTGTTTTTCGGTATTGAGAAGAAAATCCAAATCCTCCAAATACCTCTTGGTCATTGCATAAGTTAAAATTTCAGTTGATCCAAAATAATACATATCATTTAGGAACATCTGATACTTCACACTAAACATATTGTTTGTGGAAGTTTGAGGTCCATCGTATCTGAAAATTTTATTGATACCAATTACAGATGGTGGGACCTGAATATAATTACTATTTTCCTCAAAGTCAAATGTTGTAGAGATTCCTACAGTAGATGTAGCTGTTGTGGTTACAATTCCAATGGGATTATTTCCACCTCTTCCTTGACCTCTATCTTTATCATCTTGAGTAATCTTATATTTCATGAATGTCTGAATGACGCCATCAAAATGACGCTCATGAAAATATTGTAGAGCATCATCAATGATGTCCTCTACTTGTTCATCGGCAATATTAATTTCTAAAACAGGAGCACCTAGTTGTCTCTTGCAGTAATTTATTAGGTCTGCCCTACTTGAAGGTTGTGCCATTTAACCACTATTCTCCTATACAGTATTTAGGGGGCAGTAGATATTCCGGCAACAACTAAAACATTGCCGTTTGCAATACTATAGACAGTGCTTCCAGAACTAACTAAAATATTATAAACATATCTACCTTCATTCAAACTTCTGGTGGCAGTAGAACCAAGAGAAATTTTAAACTTTCCATCATAAGCACTGGTAAATCCAACAGCAAATGAAGTTGTAATTCCAAGAGTTGCTCCTACGGCAACACTTTTAGACATAGCAGCAGAACCGCTATAATCAGTAAAATCGAATGCAGCGTTAGATGTATCTACAACATTAAAGTTTGTAGTAAAATCAGCGCCAGTATGAATTGTAAGATTTACACCTTTTGGTACACCTGCGTCTGGATCGAAAGTAATATTTCTACTAGCCATTTGGTATGCCTATAACTTGCATTGTTTCTTGTTGTTTATAATAAAGTTTGCAAAAAGACTTTGCGATATTTCTCAAAGTTTCTTTATCATCACAATTATCTATCTCGGATGCAAGTTGCGTATAAGCAAACATCTTTGAAAGATTTTTTAGTTCGATGGTTTCAGGATCCATTGACTAACTCCTTTAATAACGATTTAATTTCATTAAGCTCACCTTTCATATTGGCAAGATCAGTTTCAATTGACTCTACTTTTTCAGTCTCTTTAGACTTCAGTTGTTTACGAGCAAGATATTGTGAGTGTTCAAATTTGTTGACATTCACAATTGAATTTGTATCGGGATCTCTTGCGAGATCCCCATGTCCTTCAATTGTATAATTGTTTTCCATAATTATGCAAGTGCAATTACTCTAAGATTTCTTAACCTAGGAACATGAACCTGACTTGTTGAAGTCAAGACTAATTTAATTCTATAAGTTTTAAATTCAGGTAAATCATCAATTGTAAATGTATATTCCTTAAAGTCTAAATTTTGAGACTCAAAGGCATAGTTATTTGATTTAGTAACAAATACATCAGACTCACCATTACTATTACTTGGGTTAATTACTTGACCCCTTTCATTTAGATTTGAATAACCTGGGAATGGAATAAAGATTGGTTCTTTTCCTTCGTTTACATTAAAGGCATAGAATGCTCTGATATCAGCGTTAGTAGTAGCATGTACTTCTGCAAGAATTTTAATAGAAGATGCAGATTGTTCTAAAACAATTTCTTGAGAAATATACTGACATGCAGTAGGATCATTTTCAATTACATTAACTCTTGGGTCAGTTGCATAATTTGTAATAATATTGTTGACTCTATTTGATGTAAGAATGGTGCTTACTCTTTGGGCATCAACCACAGGAGATACTCTAGTATCAGTGGTATTCATTAGAAGTCTCATATTCATTGACTTCTGTCCGGGAGTATTTACAAGTTTAGCATCCTCATTGACTTTAGACGCAATCATTCTTGGAGAATCTAAGTAATTCGCTGCATTCAATGCGATTGGTTCAAATCCAGTATCAAGATAAGGCAGTTCACTTCCACTCAAACTTTTAGATGTAGTGCTTCTAAGTTCTGCAGAAATAGAAGTTCCTTTGACAGTTACATTTTGAACAGATGGAGTTATGATTTCAAAAGGAATATTTTGAGTAGCTTTTACATTGTATCCACCAGTGCTCTTAGTGTTATTAAGATATAACTTTGGATGCCCAACATCAGTGTTTCTACCCGTTCCAGTAGTGCTACTTGTATCAATTTTAATATTGTAAGAATCAAAACTGATTGGATTGGAAACGGTTACATCATTAAGATTATGAGTTCTATTAATTCTTTGGAGACTAACTCCACCCAACTCATATTTGTAAACAGGAGTTCCAATCGGATATGCGATTGGATTTGTTCCTCTTACAATATTTCCACCAATATTACCTCCACTTACATTATCATATTCAATAACTTCATTACCAATTAATAAGTAACCTTTATTAGTTGTTCCAACTCCGACATTTTCAAATGTGGAGAATCCATTCCCACTATCAACAGAAAGTGCTGTAGTAGCATCGGCACCATAGGCAGTGCTTAGTTTTGTTGGTCTAATATCGGGTAGAATACCAGAAAGAGTTACTCTATTATCATTAAAATACATACCATGGTTTTTATGATTGACCTTGATATGAAGACCATCATTTACTACGTTTACAGAAGAAATCTGAACATCTCCGCCAAGAGAGTAATTTAGGTCAGTGGTGATTCCTGAGGAGTTGACAAACTGAACTGTATTTGCTGCGCCAACAACAAAATCACCTTGAACATTGTCAAGAATTAGTTCTTGAGTAACACCGATACCAGTGATTGATAATCTCATATTCTGTCCAACAGAACTTAGTCCAATGGTATTGACGGTCAAAACGTCACCAACTTGATATCCAGATCCACCACTTCCAAGTGTAGCTGCGATTGCAACTCCATTTTGAACGGTAACGTCTGCTTTAGCACCTCTACCACTACCAGTAACGGTAACCATATCAACACCATTAAATTGGAATTGTCCACTTGCAGGAGTGTAACCTAAACCAACATTAATTAAATTAAGAGTTCCTGTTGCAATTCCAGCAACTCCAGTTAGATCACCGGTAGCATTTGTTCCTAATTGGGAGAACGTGTTGCCAACAACATAAGTGCTATCTCCAACGGTTGTTCCAAGTCCAACTCGAACTTGTCTTGATTTTACCTCTAATGCATTTCCATTTAAAGTAGCGACCTGATTATTACCATTTGTGAGTTCTGGATTATAGAATTCAACAGAACCATTGTCCACAAAGTCTGCTCTATAAAGATTAAATTTAAGATCCTCCCATTGACTTGGTTCCCATGTAGAAGCATTCTGTGACTTAAACAGAGATCCAAGATATGGTTGGTTGGAAATAAAGGTTTGAGTGAGAAGGTCATTTTCACCAACTCTAGAAACATAAACTGTATACTTAGTAGAGTTAGATGCTAGTGCAATAGCATATTCTTGATTTCCACCTTCCAAATAAACTGGTGCTTTAAATGTAAATGAAGTCGCTACAGATCCATCTGCTGATACATTAACATCATTTGGATCAAGAACAACCTCAGAGAAAGGTAAGACATGTTGTGAAGGAAGTCCATCCTTCATAGATCTAATTTGGAAGACAACTGGAATATCCATGTCATCTTTCGTTCGGAAATAAACATCACATCTAGTCAAGAAGATTCCAGTCTCATCCTCTACAAGGAAGGATTGAGCTAGAGGATCATACCAACCAATTTCAACTCTCTCAGATCTTCGACCAGTTACTTCACTATTAACAACTTCAGTTCCAAGAGTTTCATTAACATTTCTGGATTGGAATTGTTGTCTATTTTCAACACGGGCATTTCTAACAGAAATGATATTTTCTTGAACAGTTTCTAGAGTTCCAGACGCGCTAAATGCCTCTTCTGAAATTGTAGTACAAATATCCTGATCATTGTCCTCGTTATTAATAAGGACAAAAGTTTTGGTTCCAACTTCAAATCTGGGATGGTTTATATTATTTGGATTTGGAATAAAGAAACTACCCGCAATGTGAGCAGCAATATCAGAAATTAATCTGACATTAGTAATGTTTGCTCTAGCTCCACTAGTTGAACCTCTTAAAGTCATCCCAGTTTCTACATACCCTTGATATTGACCTTGAACCTCTGCTTGTAGAGAGAATGTGTCAACATTAAGGACCGTTGATGTTGATGAATATGATGCTGGGAGATCTTGTCCAGAAACATATGGATTTTCTGGATAGGTTTTAGTTGGGATATTATAAGCACCCTCTTTATGATTTGCTGCTGCAACTCTAAAAGTAATACTTGCCGCAGTGTTTGATACATCTGGTCCTAGTCCAGTTTGAATTACTGTTCCAGTTACAGTTTCACCAATCTCAAATGTTCCAGAGAGCATTTCTATTTCTAGAAGTTTAGGAACACAATACTTAGAAACATCTACACCATCAAAGAAAGCATATAATCTAGTCAAAGGTTTTACTCTCTTAGAAATAAATTCAACGTTTCTGGATCTCATAAATGGAACGAGATCTCTACTTACAACACGATCTCCTGTAGATATTTGATCAAATTGTTCAGTAACAACAGTCGCCAAACCAGTTCTACTTGCTATACCTCTTCTTCTGGTTTCTTGAATTTGTTCTCTAATTGTTGTAGTGGTTCTTGTACCAAAAGCAGGTCTTCTTCCACCACCTGGTTGTCCAGCCCAACCAATCCACTCACCACCTCTTGTTTCTGTTCTTTCTCTAGTTGTGTTAACAACATCAACACCTATCCAATTAGTTTCCCATGAGTCCCAAATAACTGGTCCAAAACCTGTTTGTGGATCAATTTGACCCGCCTCTACAGCAGCGTTGAAAGTTTCCGCATAATTACCCTCTATGTTAACAGTTTTTGCTTCTAATCTAGTTTGATCAACCCAAGTATCAGATGCTGGAGTCAATTCCATTGACCCCTGCCAGAAACTAATAAGAAATGGAGTTACATTTTCAGTTCTAGTTGCAAATGTTTGTGATAACCACTCAACCTCAGCATAATCAAGAGTAACCACATCATTAGATTTTCTTACATTAATACCTTCAATAGAAGCAAAATTTAAATCTTGAGTAGAATCTTGATTTACAACAGGACCAAAAATCAAGTCAACTGAAGTTGTGTAATGTTTTGCTCTAAGTTCTTTATTTTTTAAGTCAATACTATTTTTAATCTCAACATACTGCTCTTGTGGTTTAAATCCTGTAAAATTGTCAACAAAGAATCCAGACTTAAATCTATTCAATCCATTTGCATCAGGAACAAAAAGGTTAGCAGTATTAGTTTCTAGTAATGAGAGTGAAGTATAAAATTCAAGATTTCTAACTCTATTTTCGATGCGACGAATGTCGCTCATAGTAAATCGTTTATGCTCTAGATAAGTAATTCCAACTTGAGCAGTATTATAAAGATATGGAGGAAGAGTTAATGTGGCAATTTCAATAGCATCATCAACAGGACCTGGTTTGGCTGGTCTCTCTGATGGTTCTCCATATTTTACTTGGAATGCACCTTCTTTAGTCAAATAAATTCTATCAATTCTACCAAGATAGTAAGAGAAATTGATAAGAATTGATTCATCAGATGCTAAAGTATTTGCTGCAGAATTTCCACTTGCATTATATGATCTACCCAAAAATTCTAAAGGTGATCTAGAATTTTCAGAAACAGTGTACTCAGAAACTCTTGGTCTAATATCAATAATATCACTAACCGCAGTTTGTTCTACATTTGGGATTTCTGTGGCATAATCAAAGGCATTATATGATTCAACAGTTGTGATGTCTCCATCATCTGTTGATTGGAAAAATCCATTAGAAAAATATACTTTAAGTTGTTTTGATGGGGCAAGCGAATCTGCTTTTCTTTTTAAGAAACCAAAATTCTGGATGGTTCCTTCTTGTCCATTAACAAAAGTATAATTATTGGAAATTTCAAAACTAGGTGCATCAAGAGATGCAATAG